CTACTGGTCGCAAAAGTGATTTGTCCTGCGCCGTATTGTATGACCGTACAGGTAAATCCAAGTCCCAAATTGTTTGGAAGAGTGACCGTGATTGCCGAGCCGCTGGTGAACTTTACAATCTTTCCAAGGTCACTTGCTAAGAGTGTGTAGGTAGTGCCTGTCTGTTCATTAACACTCGCATCAAAGTTACTCAAAGCATTCCCGCCAAGGTCAACTCCTCCACTTCCGCCAACTGCAATGACATTACTGTTGGCCGTGCCAACTGTTTTCTCGGCGGCATCGCCAAGTCCAAGACTTGTCCGTGCAGTTGCTCCGCTCTCGGCAACAAAGTTTGCTCCGTTCCCAACTATGAAGTTGCCATCGGTGACGGCAAGTCCCGCAACATCGGTGAGTTGTGCGTCGAGCGGTTGAGCGCTACCAAGCAAATTGGTGACGGTTATTTTTTTTGTTTCTGCTCCTCCACCGGGGGAGTCAACAATTGCGACAATATCCGCCCCTGCTGGGGTGGCATTTAGTTCGGTAAGTTCGGTAATCTTGCGGTTCATTTTAGTTTATTGAGTTTGAATTTGTTCGGATGCTTCCGTAATTAAAGTTTCATCTAGTTCGGTTGCTAAGAAAGGTGGAAAATTAAGACGTATGAACTGTTTAGCTTCTGTTGTCAGAAATCCTCCCTGCTCAAGCTTGATCATCTCATCAATGGACGGTACACCACTGCCCGTGTGAGGCTTGGGTACACCAACATTGAGATCGAGAGTAATCATGATTACATCTTGTATGCGATTACTGCACCGCTTGTCAGTTGGATGCCTGTAATTCTGCCGTAAATTGCTGTGTTTGCTCCTAATGATGTTGCGTCCTGCCCGGTGCAAATATCAGCAATGTTGTCGATATTGGATGTCAGACTTGCTAGTACAGTGTCTTCAGTTGCTACGATGCAAAAGAAGTCACCTGTGTGTGATGCTGTATCATTGATATATTGACCTCCATTGAGACCAAGTCCTCTGTATTCGTTTGCCATGATGTTATATTCCTATCGGTGAAGTTGTTCCGTAAGTTATGAATTGAATTGATTGAGTCTGCCCTTGTTGACGTTCGAGTAGGTCCAACTGAGCAAGAATGACTGCTTCGGCTTCGTTTTGTACCGCCGCCGCTTTTTCCATTTGACCATCTGCAGTAAGCATATCGGCAAAGGCTCCAAGTATTGCGTACTCGGAAAGAAAGTATGGATAATTATCTCCCGCTGAATATCCTGGAAACGGGGATCGATATAAGACATAAACGGGTGCTGTGCTTGCCCGGTCAACTAGGACTGCCTGTCCAAAGTCTGAGGTTGATGTCGAGGAATGCTCAACTCGATAAGCTACTTCTTTTGCAAATCCCACTTCATAGGGATCATTTTCGGTGATGCGTAATACTTCTGCTATTGTATTTCCAAATTCAAGCACACTTATAATTGTGGCTACTGCGGTTGCTCCGCTTCCCGACCCGCCCGTAATTGCTACTGTCGGAGCAGATGTATAACCCGTGCCATGATTAGTAACTGCGGCTCCATTTACTTCATTGTCCGAGTTCTTGGTTAGTGTGGCGGCGGCACTTGATCCACCACCGCCCGAAAATGAGGCCGTTGGTGTGCCAGTATATCCGCTACCGCCATTTGAAATGTTGACATTTCTAACTTGAACATCGGGGATTTTTTGCTCGAAACGCACAGCTTCGGGCCACCTGGCGCGTTCCCATCCCAATCGACCAAAGCGATTGAAGCTTCGGATGGCGGCATTTGTTTCTGAAGTCAATAATGTATCAATGCCCGCCATCGAGGCGAGATTTGTTACCATATCATTGACCGCGACTATTCTCATTTGGAGGTAGGCTTAGAAAATGTTTTTCCACTGAAGGATTTATTATTGAATGATTTTGCGCGAAAGGATGGATTGTCACGGAAGAACTCTTTTATAAAGCTCTTATCGCCCCAGCATCCACGATGTGATTGATGCCAGCGGAAATATTCGCGCGCAGGAATAGTTCCTTTGAGTTGTCCAATACCGTCTCCTTTTGCTACGCCCATCTCGTTGTTTTCTTTGCGGACCATTGCTTCACGCATGGCGGCTTCGTGATGTTCCATGTCCACTTCGTATCGTAAGTAACGATCCAAGTTTTTCATAAACTTAGAACCGTTTCCTTTTCCTTGATCCTTCCACTTAGGTAAGAATATTTCCGCCATAATAAAATGTAAGGTTTCGGGTTGCCCCCCCGAAGGGGGGCTAGACCCAAAACAAATTAAGGTTTAAGCAAACCGTCCGAGATTTAAGACGCGAAGACCAATGACAAATTTTCCTGCTGTCAAGTCTCCTGTCGTTCCTCCGAATTTGTAATATACTAATGTATCTGCCGTATTAAGTGCTACGGGTAACGATCCACCAGCGATGGTCGTATTTCCTGCGGCCTGTACGAATGATTCACCTGTGTTTGCAACTGACACACCCATTGCGTCCACATCAAGTGCATCGATGAACTCGTCGGGATCACCAATAGTGGTTCCAACGTTAAGCGTGATGTCGGTTGCTCCAGCGGTTGCTTCAGCTTCGAAAACCATTGCCACATCCACTCCGCCACCAGCGGGTATTGTTGCAAATGCAGTTGCAGTTGTTCCTGCGGATTTGATGTCCTCGAAGTCGAGCGTGATAATGTCGGTGAAATCACCAACAAGTTCGTTATTTGTTAACTGTCCCATTTTGTAAGTCTCCTTATTGTTAAGAATTAAGCAAAAAATCCATGGGCTTTAGGACTCATCACGCAAAGACCAGCGATAATCGAAGCATACCCGCGTCTTCCGCCACCTTGATTCTCAAGTTCTGCATTAGATTCAGCTTCCAAGACATGAAGTCCTACATAGTCAGGATCGACAAGAAGTCCTGCGTCTTTATCCAAAGTTGCGCTTCCGCTCGTCCGCCTCAAATTTGTGCTAGGCAGGACATTTACAACGCCAAAATCTCCTTCATAGACATTGACTGATAAGGTTATTTTCTTGCTCTCTGCTGGTTGAGTGACTTGATATGCAAATCCTGCTCCTCCGGCTTGACGGGAGAAGTCACTGATTTCTTTCTTCAAGTCAGGTCCGGCAATAAGAGTAAGCTGACCACCTGGCATTCCGTTGGCTTCATAGAGAGATTGTAAGACACTATTGAAGGTTGATTCGGTTTGAGTGCCTGTGGTGTCAGAAGCAACACACTGAAAACGCTCAGGAATATCAGATGGTTGACCTCCGTCTCCAAGGAACTTAAACATTCCACGGGTTTTGTAAGGTGCGCCAGCGCCTGAATCGGCTTGACGATCTTGATTAGAGCATACTGCGGCCTCAATATCACGTTTTAATTCTCGTATGGCAAAACTTTCCGAATTTGCGAACTCATTTGCGACTCCAGCACTGTCCACTAATTCCTGGATATTTGAAACAGCGTAGGTGCGTCGGAAAGATTGAATGTAATTCCCAATACGAGCGCGTTTTGCGGCTTTATTGTCGAAGCTTTGAACATCTTCACCTTCATTAACTCCATCGAATGAGGCGACCGAGAGGTCATCCACAACGACTTCGTTGAAGGTTCCAGTTGCGTTAATTTTTTTTGCCATACTCACAAATGGAGTGGCTTCCGGGGTTAGCACGGTAAGAATATCAGATATGCTCTCACGATTAGTACTAACGTTGTACGATGCGGCTTGTGGCATTTTAGTTTATCTCCTTGATAATTTTAAGATTGTTATTTTGCGTTTACACGCTTGATTCGAATATAATTTTGATAATCCGCCATTGATCCCGATGCGTCGAATTTACGCTTCGCGGCATCAACCTCTTTGTTCTTTTTCGCCTGTGGAGTCTTTGGTCTGCTTGAACCCGCTTCCACGCTCGCTACTGGAGCCTTGGGTTTGGGCTTGGGCTTGCTTGCCTGTGCCTGTCTTGCCTGTACCGTTTTTAATCCTTCGACCATTAATCCGAGAGCAAAATTGCTGTTTGGTAAATGTTCGACCAATGGTTTATAAAGCGGTGAAGCTTTGACCTGCATGAACAATTTGTAGTCCTCAGATTCAGGTTCCCCTAAAAACTGAAAGGTCTGCATTGCCTGTTGATCGGACGCGGTTCGTTCCTTGATCCATGCATGGCGGGCGGGTGCATCCTTGCGAAGAATTTTCTTTGCATTGTTGCGGATACGCTTGAGTTCCGTTTTGCCATACACTTTGTCTCCGTCCTTGATCAAGTACTCATCTCCATTGTCATCGTATTGTGCCTCATTATCGAGTCCTTCTTCCGCCCATTCGATGAGCGTAGTTAGATTCTCGACTTCTTTGGTCAATCCGTTTTCGTCGGTGATATTGTACAAGGCATTGTCCTTGAGGAATTGCGGTACTTCTGCGTTTACTGGTTGCTGGGCTTTTTCTTGAAGCTCGGCATTTTCTGCAAGTAAAGCATTTTTCTGCGCGGTAAGTCTGCCAAATCGTTTGATCGCAGATGCGTTCAGCGTCTTTGCTAATTGGCGGCTCTCCTCCTCGGACAGACTGTCCAGGTCGATATTGAATTTGTTGAGAACATCTTGAGGTTGTGTCTGCTCTGAAGTTTCCTCCGTTGCTTCGATTTCCTCGGCGGGTTGTTCCTCAGAAGCTTCCGTAGGCTCCGCAGATTGGTCAGCGGGTTCGTCCGTTTCTAAAGATGATTCGGGTTCCGGCTCTTCGGTTTGTCTGCGTTTCAATAATTGATCCGCAAATTCTGCCATTGAGACGTTGCCGTCCTCTTGCGTTTGACTGTCCACAGAATTTTGGGAGGATTCCGAGTTAACCTCTTCAGTAATTGTTTCCATTTCAGCAAGGCGAGTAGCCTAGTGTAGCAAAATATAGTCTTTTGTATTGACAAAGGCAACAAAAAAGCCCTTGCGGTCACCTCAATACCGCAAGGGCTACACTTATGTCTGAGCGAAAATATTTAAAGTTTGTGCAAAATATCGAGTTCTTCGTCGATTGCTTCGAGTTTACCCGACATCATAAAATGTCTGTTAGTTGACTCGATCACAGACTCGGACTGCAACTGGCGAATGGTTTCTTCACGCATACTTTCGCGCATTTCAATGTATTTCTTAAAGTGTGGATCGTTCTTTAAAAAACTAAGGGCTTGAATTGCTTCTTCGGGATTTACTTCGTGATATGTTTTTATTTTTTCTTTCCTTTCCAACTTACTCGTTTTGGTCCTGTCTTTTTCTTGACTGCACTTTTTTTGCATTGTGCCATAGTCGGGCGGCAAGCAGGATATGGTCGCTTGCTTTTCTTGGCGGATTTACGACCGCATGGTTTTCCTGTCTTACAATCAACCCAGCCACCACGCTTAAACCACTTGGTTAGTCCGCCACTTTTCCTAGCCATTACTTCTTAGAAGTCTTGTACTTCCCTCCTCGGCGCTTGTACTCTTTTGTCAACCAACCTGACGCATATGCACTTGGCCAAACCTTGTACTTCCTTTTCGCCTCTGATTTGACGCGGGAATAAAGTGCTTTGTTAGTTGGTACGTTTTTGCTCATCTTTAATCTTTTGTTTCAGTTCTTTTATGTCCTGCTGTATCTTTGATCGGCGCTCAGTATGAAAAGAAATTCTGTAAGTACACATTCGACTGTCTTCTCGTAGCATCGAGATTTTTGCTTCCATCTCTTCCACAATTGCATTTATTTTTTCTTCCTCCGCCTCTTTAAGGCCACAAAGTCGGACTTCGTGATTCTATTGCGGGGCTTTGCCGCCCCTGCAATTTTCTTCTGCTTTGCTGATAGTTTTTTTACCATTTCTTACAACTCCAATATCCTGCGGTTAATTTAGATTTCTTTTCATCGCACTTATGTCTTGCTCGGAAGGATTTACGCCTGGCGGGTTCACTCTTTCGAATACGCATATTAGGATCACCGTAACGAACGAGTCGTACTTTCTCCCCCTCTTTTGCAAGTACGGCAAATTTCTTGGACTTACCAGGTGTCCTCTTTGGTTTATTATAACCACTAAAACGCTCACCTCGATAAGTAATACTCATTTGTCTTCATCAGCATAGAGGTTATCAAATGTTGCGCGCCAATCAGTGTAACTGTCGTGCTTTTCAGCAGAGTGTAAATATTGACTTGGCACGAAGTCAGGCGCTCCTTCTCCGACTAACCACAAAGCGGGGTTCGTTACACGAACGCGGTTGTTTGGAAGGGCTATAATCTGTCCCTTCCACGGACCCTCGGTCAATTCAAGGATGTGACTTTGCTTGTGCTGGGCGGGATCATCGGCAATTGAGTTGCCCGTGAAATCAACCGTGAAATAATAAATTGCCTTGTAAAACTTTCCGTCAATCTTTGCAATCCACGGGCTTGAACTTACACGGTCGAGCTTGGTGACTGCTATGTCGCGGGATGGACAGTCCCAAGGTTGTGCGATATGGGTGGGGCATTTTTCGGGCCATTCTTCGTAAGGTACATCTGCAATTAAAGCGGTTATTGGCATTCTCGCCCACATCGCCCCCCCGTGAGGGTTTGGGTCATCCTCATCGCAACCAGTGAATACAACTTGAAAAGACAGGCATCGGTCAGGAATCGCGCAGACCGCAATTACCAAAGCATGTATATATTCTCCTTCGTACTTCATGTGATTGTGAGTAAACTCTTTGCGAACCCAGCACTTAAACTGGGGGATATTGGCGATGAGGTACGACATTTAGCGGCGTTTCTTACGTCCGCCTTTGCTCATGTACTTGGACTTCTTGCGCATCATTACGTCTCCTTGTTAATGGTGGTCGATAGACCGTTTGACCGATCTTGATAAATTTCTTCATGCGGCAGATGCAGTTTGTCCGAACTGCGTGGGCATTGCGCCGAGTCTGCCAATTTGAGCATTTTGCTGTTGCTGAATCTGCATTTGACGCTGACTCATGTAATTTTGAATACGCTCCTGCAAGGCGGGGTCTTGCTGTGCTTTTTGCTGAATGTCAGGTTGTGACAACCACTGCTGGAATACTTGCATCTTTAATTCATGCGCATCCTGTGGTTTTACATTGGGCGGTACTCCGGCAACAAGTTCTGAAATTGTTTGACGCTCTTCATTGACCGCATTTTGAGAGGCAGTTTCTTTGGGCAATAATATTTTCTCGGATGCACCAGGTAAAACCTGTCCAATTGCAAGTTGCAATAATCGCTCAGTGTCCAAGGTTCCATTCTTGTCAAGCAATCCACCAAGATCGGCAATTGTTTTTACACGCTCAAGCATTTGATTCGGGTCTTGAGTTGCCGCATCAAATTGCAAATAAAAATCAAATCTTTCATTGGGTGTTCCCTTCATGAACTTTTGCATGTCATTCATGCCAGTGACACGGAAAAATTCAGCGTCAGGTCCGTACTGTTGATAGAGTGTGTAGACTTGATCAATGACCATACGCAAATGTTGAAACACTTTATCAATGTTTCTTTGTTGCTTCATTTGTGCTTCGATTGGATCAACTCCCGGTGCGTTTCTTCCAATCAATCGATCAAATCCTTCCTTCACATATTGACGCACCTGTACGGAACCACCATCAAATCGAGGAACATCTGCAAATCTGTACTCGCCAGGTGTGCGATATGGAACACGTACACCCGGTCCCCACTTGCTCGGACTCCTTCCGTAAGGTACAAGCAGAGGTGGTAATGTGGAAATGCTCTGACGATCAATGGATGCATCCTCTTCGATCTTTAAAATGTTTTGCGGTCCCTCTCCAAGCTCAGAAACTGAGCGCGAATGATATAATCGCTTACTTGTTTTTTCGTAGGTCGTGACAACAAATGGATATTTACCATGTCCATAATCCAGCAGTTGATGCTTGGCATATAAGTCAGGCACACGGCTCGTCATTATCGTGCAATAAATACCAGGAGTTCCTTCTTCGTCCAAAAGACGCTGATAGCAATATATAATTCTTATTGTTTCATCGTCATCCCGAATGACTTCCTCCTGCAAACGAAGATTATTTATCGGAGTGTCCGCTTCACCCTGTTGTGCAAGATCGATTGCGGCATCAACAAATTCCTCGTCCCATCCCTCCGTGTTTATCTTTGAGCGTAATTGCTCGGGTGTCATATTAATCACATGAAAAACATAGGGTGCTTCCTGTGGATCAATTGTATAGGAGGGCCAAAACACATCCTCATCGGGAGCCAGTGCTTTTACTCTTGGTTGATTAATCACTCGACGGGTCACGGGAATTGTGGTTTCTCCATCTGACCGCATTTCTTTGAGCATACCACGGGCTTTTGCCTTGGATACTTTGAACTGATCCTTGATTGCGGATGATAATTCCTCATCCATACTGCCATCCTGTATTGCCTGTGCAATCTGTGGAAGAGCCTGTGCAATCTCCGCTAATTGAATGGTTTGTTGTTGTTTCAGGTCTTTGGATTCCCAATAACAATAATGAACCATCATTCCTTTCTCGTACAAATGATTCAGTCCTAGTTCAACCTGGTCGTAAAATTCATCCATTCTCGAATTAATCAACCAGCGAATAAAATTACTGATTACATTTGAGCGTTCAATATCATCGGATTCTATTGGATTGGCAACAATCTGAGCGCGTCTGATCGCATTCAGCGACTGTGCAACCATCGTATTGATTGTCTCATGCACTAATTGATTCTCTTGATCAGAACTACTTTCCCAAGGAAACACCTCACCCGTGGCACTTAAATTGGAATGCTTTTTAAAATCATCCGACTTTCCGCTCCATAAACAATTACGGGTGTCATAATCCCTTTGTCTGCGGTCAATCCATTCACCTAAATCACTCTTTGTCCGTTGGTAGGTTTCCTGTAAATATCCAATGTCGGGTTCCTTGGAAACATACAACAGTTCGGGATCGGAGCTACTTTGCATAGATGTAGCAAATTATAGTCATTTGTAGTTGACTAGTCAAATGCATAGTATTACTAAATATTATATATAGTGTGTGTGTGTAACCGCCTATGGGGTTTTTTAGTGTTTCTCTCCCGTAGGCGGTTTTTTAATATCCACCCCCACCAGTAACCATCATACTTTCACTGGTGACATGATCAGCACCACTGACCATGAGGTATCGAATACAGTCAATTTGATCCTTAAAATGTTCAGCGCGGGACTGGCCCGTATATTCCATCATCGAGGTAATTGTATTCTCACATCTGTCTGAAATATAAAGCTTTGGTTTATTCTCGTCGGTCATTGGCTCAGTATCGTTCCACGATAACGCATCATTTATCTTTGCAATCCCCGTCTCGATTTCCACGCCCGGTGCGGGACGCATGACAAATCCAAGATTTCCCATAGTCGTAATAATATTACTTTCCCCCTCTTTCTCCCTGACCGTTGCCGCGCCCATTCGCGGGTCAACAATACGTTCAAATATTTCCTCATCCTGTTCCATATCCTCGAATAAATTCTTGTAATCTGTGTATCCATATCCGAGTGGTCTTTGGGCGGGACCAGGCTTGCCCACGCTCTTCCCTACCCCGTTGACATGTGGTAATGCCCATTGACCCATCGTGGTGTCGGGGAACTCGCGGTAAATATAAATACTTCCATCCCGCATAACTCCCGCCCATATGCACACCCACGGTTTCGAGCCGCCGGGATCAACCACCATGTATCGTGTGACTTTGCGTGTGTCATCCTGTATAAATGGAATCTTTTCGTGCGGAATAACATTTGTTTCCCTATTGAATTTTGGGAACCTACCTTCCACGGCTTTGCTCGGAATGCCATACAATCGGGCAAGCTTGACCTCCAGTGGTTGCTTGGAGTATGTGCGGATTAATTCATCCGCATTTACAAAGGGACTCATTTCCGACCAAAAATAATAAATCCTGCAATCGGGCCAGTTTGCAGAGACTTGTTCGACAGGTAAGTCCCGACCAAGAAGTTTGCTATGTCTTTTCTCAACTGTTTCCGCACCCTTCAATAGACTATTTATCAATGGAGTGTATCCTTGAAGAGTTGTAAAACTAAGTAATAAACGACCCGAAAAATCAGTCAATCTAGCAAGTAAAGTATTAAATATTGCCTCACTTACCTCTTCATCGCAATGAATTGCATGTGCTGACCAACCCTCGAATATTTGCGGGTCCGCCATGAACTGGCGATAGTTATTAAAACTTATGGTACTCCCACGCTCCGCACCTGGTGTACTAGGTGGCAGGATTGCCTTGCCCGAATTAAATCCGTTTTTCTGTGTGTATTGCAAAGAATGATTGGTACTCTTTTTCTTTGCCCGCTTGTATCGGGCAGGAAGCGCTTCCCAAATATAGCGTTGTGCATCCGCAATACTGCGTTCCTCGGATACATGCATACTGCGAATCTCAGCTTCGGGAATCTCCTGTGCCAGGTGAACTAAAAGTCTTGAACATAGAGTTGTTTTACTTGATCTGTTCCCACCAAGTATCACATGAATCTTTGTGTCTTTCCATCGATCCATCACCCGTCTCCATCCAGGCAATGTCCATCCCCATTCAATCGGGTCTTCTTTTTCGCTGTTTGGTTGGTCAATCATTAAACGACTCAACATCTCTGCCCGATCCTGTGGCAGTGCGTCAATTTCCTCCGCGCTCAATGCACATGCAAGTTCTCCCTTCTCGTACTTTAAATCATCAGTCCACGGGATGCCAAAGTGAGCATCAATCTCATCTGCGTAGGTTATCTTGGGCATAGTTCAATACTTTATATTCAATCCACCCTCGATGTATTCGGGATGCTCCTTCCAATCCTCATTTATATTCAAGCGTTGTACCTTAATATATTCCTCGAAAAAAAACTTAAATGCGTCCATATCGTCATTGATTTCCGCATTTGCAATCTCTTCGAGCAGTAATAATTCATGGCGTTTATTTTTTGCATCCTGTTGTATAATCGCAGTTACTTCATCCGACCATTGACTGTGAAAACAGGAAGTTAAAAACAAACCAAATAATAAAACTTTACGCATTATTGAACTTGTTGAGCTTGACGCACTCATCCGGCTCGATCCGAAACACAGGCTCAATATCATGACTGTCCCGTGTTGTCATTGTTCGTCCCGAATATTCAAATTTGTACTTCTTTTTAAAGTCCCATGTATGATAGCACAATACATCCTTGCATCGAAAAATAAGCATGAAATTTTGACCCGAAGTTTCATACAGTGCCTTGGCGGCTTCGATCTTCTTATAACTGATCATAAATAAATACTGACCAAAGTTTATATTTGCCCGCTTGATCTCACACCATGCATACTTGCCTTTGTTTTTTATCGATCTAATCAAGTAATCCACTTTCCACTTTACAGGATCGAGTTTTATAAACTCACATCCCCACTCCTTTTCCAAGAAGTCAGCAATTTCATTTTCATTATCAAGATCATGCTGAGTCTCGTACCTGGTTCTCATTCCCTCGCCTGTATCTCCATACCCACTATGATTGCCTCTTCGAGCGTGTTGGTCGGGATTTCCGCTTCACCGACTGACCAGCCTTGCGTATCCTCTCCAATGTTTCGGGGCTTAATTTCAATGTCGGATGATTCCGCTTGGATAAGTCGAATGGTACATATTCGGCAACGGAAAGTGGTATTGCTCGCCCGTATCTTTTCCAATAATCGGGGTTCCAACCTTCCGGCACTTTCATTCATTTTTTTCCTTCCATATCTCACAACATCTTGCTTTGAGTTGTAAATTTTCCGCGCGCAACTCGTTGTTTTGATCGTTTAATTTTTTATTCTCATCTTCCAACCGCTTGACCCATTGAGGCCAACTCTCCACCTTTTTTCCCGTAGGCAAATATATATTCATTCCTCATCCTCCAGTTCAATATCACTTTCAAAATCAACCACATCATCATCGAAATATTCATCCACCGCCTCACTTAAACACTTCAATAAATCCCTATCCTCCAAGTCACTTTCCTCAGACCATCGATGAAGCAATGCCTTGACCTCATGGATCACTTTTCTTTTCGCGTCTGTCATGATTTTTAAAATATGAATTCATCTTGGTCGGGAACTGGCGTTGTTTATCCGTGCGTACCGCAATCATTGCTCCATTCTTGTCGAGTATATGCTTGCCATCCTTGTCCTTTTCAAAATGTGTAATCTCGGTCTGCGACCAAAAATATCGCCATCCGCGTAAAATCTCCTGGTAGGTAGCGAGTTGTTCACTCATTTTCTTCCTCTTCGTTCATCCATCCCCTGCCCTCGCTTATTCTGCGGTCTTTGCACAATTCCTCCTGGTAATCATCGTACAACGCTCTTGCCTCAAATTCTTCGTCGGTCATTGGTTCATTTCCTTCCATAAAGTCTTCCATGCTAGTTCTGCTGTTTGGGGGACAACACCATTTCCTAAGAGTCGGAGCCGATCCACTCGGTTGGTAATTGGGTCCACCCCACTTCGAGGCCTTGCAGTTGTTCGCACCAATTCGGATTGAGCTTCGGTGACCCGTGGTTCTTCCCACTCGTATTGCTCTTCTCCTGGTCTTGCAGGCCATTGTGTGGTGGCACTCCCTCCGTCTGCGCAGGCAAGTCCTTCGCTCCCCCCTTGTACGCCCTCCCCTGCGCGCCCTTCCAATCCCTCGCTTGCGGTGTCCCCCAATTCTTCTTCGCTTCCTCGATCCCTACAGACTTGCTCAACCCCCCTTGCTTGCTGTTTATCTCGCAATGCGGAGTCTTGTTCGCATCGTTCGATGCCGGAGTTCCCCAATTCTTCTTCGCTTCCTCCGCCAATATCTTCCCCCCCGTTCCAGGCTTGCGACTGCCGGGGTTCCCGGCTCGCGGGGTGGGCCAGTTCATCTTCGCTGCTTTGCTGAGTCCATGCCCCTTGCCCGTCTGCGGGTTCGTCCCGCTCCTTTCCGTGCCTGTCGGGGTGGGCCAATTCTCCATCTGATTCAAGTCTCTCCCCAAGCACTTCTGATTGCTCTCCTTCGCAGTTCTCGCTCCCTCCACGTGGTCGGAGGCTTGTGGTGTTGCCCACTTGCTCAGAATCCCTCCGTCCGTGTGTGCCTGTACCGCCACATCGAGAGTATCCATCGACACTTTCCCGTTCCTTATTCTGCCCCCCGTATATCCACCCTTGTGATCCCTCGCACTCGCGGTAGGCCAAGATGAACACTCGTTTCCTTTGGTGTGGAGCGCCAACTTCTTCCGCGCTGAATATGCCCCACGCGCATCGGTAACCATCTTCTTCCAAATCGGACAGGACTCGCCATAGCCCCATCGTGGTGTGTCCTGCGACATTTTCCCAAAAGCACCAAACAGGTCTAATTGCCCGGATGTGCTTTCGGATATATGGCCACAAGTGTCTTGGGTCTTTTGCTCCTTGTCGCTTCCCTGCGCTACTGAATGGCTGGCATGGATATCCTCCAATGAGTCCACAAATTTTTCCTCGAAAGATTGATGCAGGGAAGGTTTTAAGATCCGAGAAGATAGGTGCGTTATCCATCCTCCCTTCTTCAATCTTCGCAACCAGGTTGGCTTGGACGAAGGCTTCGATCTCCACATTGCAGATGACTCTAACATCCACGCCCGCTCTTCTAAGTCCAAGCTCAATCCCTCCGTAGCCGGTACAAAAGCTGATAATGTTTTGGGGATTATCCACATCGCACAACCTCCCATCCACGATCCGCTTTTCTAAGACGTACCTCATCACCTATAAAATAACTGTTTGGCTTTGCGCGAAACCAGCCATGACTGCCATCCGCAAATTCAACATCATAGCGATAGGGATTTCTCGGTTTCAAATATACACGACCAATTAATTCCTCCGCCTGTTCAACCCGCTTCTCCACCTCCTTGATTGGTGCAATCACTTCCTCAATCATTTCATCCACATCTGCAATCTCGCGCTTTTCAATCTCCTCACCCGCAAGCTCGCTCAATTTAACCACCATCTTCGCAGATACTCGGTTTCCATATAAACAAGTACGCATAGTACTGCATTTAATGCCCATAATTCCCGCAAATTCATCCCGTGAAATACCCGCTTCCTTCAGTATCTTCATCGCCTGTTTGCCAGTCATCTTTATAGCCACATGTATCCTTGTGTAGTTTATTGTGGACAAGTCAAATAAAAACTTATAAAATTCAGTCAATGCCAAGAGGGATACCCAAAAAACTCAATGCCTTCGATGCCAAGCTGAAGGATAAAATTATCACTTCCGCCGCAAAGATAGCATCCAAAACATCCACCCATAAACAGGAATGTGAAAATATTGTCCTTTCCTCACGGCAGGAAGAAAGCAGACTGAGAATACAAAATGCCATGAAGTACGGCATGGAAATGACCGAGCAGGAATTTCTCAACGCAGTGTCCAAAAAACTGCAGCATATGGTCACGGATTCTCTCAATGATCTACATGACTCAATTGATAAAATACCCCCGCAAAATAAAGCCTATGCCGTGGGTATGCTGTTCGATAAATTCATGACCATCTCAGGAAGACCAACCAATATTACCGCCAATGCATCAGTCAAACTCGGCGCGTCAGATATGTCACCCGATAAAGTACGCTCAATACTCAAGGGGAATGCAAAGAATGCTGAAACTATAGTGGTTGATGAAAAGAAAGGGTAATATATACGAGCAAATATTCTTCACTGANGCTCTTGAGCGAAACCTCGAAGTATTCATCCCGCTCGGAGACTATCTTCCACAGGACTGCTTAGTAATGAACCANGCAGGGCGGTCCTATAAAGTACAAATCAAAGGAACCGCTGATAAAGTACATGATAAATCACGGGGAGGATTGGGCAGATATATGATTACCACCGCTAGTGGATCATCCGCTAAACAATCAATTGATCCAACCAAGGTGGATGTACTCGCCGCTTATGTCGAAAAATTGCCAACCTGGTATCTCATTCCATTACTCGCCATAGACAGTGCAATTAGAATATCCCTGTATCCACACAACCCGGACTCCAAGGCAAAGCACGAAAAGTTCCGTGAGGACTGGGGCGTGTTTACACGATAAAGCATATAATACACACGACTACCGCAAGCACACCAAAAACATATAGCGAAAAATTTCGTGGGGGGTGTGATGATAATATATAAATTAGCGCGGACATGCGCGGACCCCCGCCCCCCCTGCATAGCGTAGCGCGTAGCGTTGACGCGCGTTGCCGGTGGGTCACAAAAGATTCGAAGTCTTTTGTTAGACCGCATGTTTACTGGCATTTCTCGCCATGTGCGCCAATTGCGCCAATCGATTGCTTGCAATTTGTAAGGTTTGGCGGTGGACTGCATTGCGTGAAATAACATATCAACGCATCATGATATGTTGATGCGTTATTTCGTGTTCGGCGTACCAAAAAAAGGCATGTCGGAGTAGAAATGAATTAATTCCTAAACCCTCTAAACCCTCTAAACTCTCTAAACTCTCTAAACCTTATTTCTGCCACATCATCCGCCCGCTAAAAAAAAACGATATTTTTTTTATAACGCTAAGATGTTGATTTAGAGGGGTTTATACGATGCCTGAATGCAGTAAACTACAAATACTGTTTGACATACTACATTTGTACGTTAAGTAGTTTAGATATCCGAACGAGGGTCTTTCCCTCATAACACACAAAAAAAATTAAATACTATGAAAAACAATACTTACAATGGATGGACTAACCGCTCCACATGGTTGATCAACCTATGGTATGAACCACATACTGAAAGCATCCTTGATTGGATCAAGGAGGAGTTAGAGGAGCGGGTAAGCTCTTTAGCCGATAGCGATAATGTATGTGACAAGATACTCGCAGACATGCTCGACCTTCAAGAAATCAAATGGGATGAATTAAAGGAGCATGTTGAAACCGAGGAGACTTGCAAATCATGACACATTACGAACTCACCCTTTGCCTTTGGCTCCCGTGGCTCATTGCGGGCGCTTGGATTGCGATTCAAACACTACTTAGGAGAAACTAGCATGAAATTAGATAACTTTAAATGGACACGTCAAAAAAATGGCGTGCTAGATTTTATAGACATTTACAACGAAGAAAGTGTTTTCGGGAAAGGCTATGTTTGCATGTGCATGATGCATGAAAACAAGCACATTTTAGCAACTAACTTGCGTGCTTGTTTTGGTTTCTTGACTTTGCATAAAAGTACAAAACTTGCGGAACGAATACTTACCAAGGAGAAACTAGCATGATCGAACAAATAATAAAAAAGCTAAAGGATGATATTACTTACCCGCTTTCGACAAAAGAGTTTGAAGTTCTTAATTTGAGTTTTGAAGATTTTTTACGCTACGGGCAAATTAATGAAGATAGAGTTATTGCTTTTCATAAAGCACTAATTAGAAAATACGCAAAATCATGATCCACGCAAGTAAACTTTTCCCCCAAGCTCTGAAACAAGCCCTTGAGGAGGGCGAGCGCGCACGCATTGCACGGGAAAAACGGGACAAGCGCAAGGCGAGTGATCGTGGAACGATCCGCGTTAAGCGTAAAGAGAAGCGCACACGCGCGAAGCAATTAACACTAAACCTATAATAACAAAAGAAAGAAAAATACTATGAACGATACAAAAGAGAAACACGCCACACACACGCCATGACCTTGGGTTGTTGGCTCATATCATGCAATTTAGAAAACTTAAACGATTAGCTTCAGAGTTAAATGTTGGAGTTGAACAACCTGTGTTCTCTTTTGGAGAATGGGAACTACCCTTTTATGCCTTGGAAGGTTTCTCTTTTAATGGACAATTTACTTGCTCCTCATTTTTCGTTGACGATTTGGATGCCGAATTTACAAAAGGCCAAATAATCGAAATGGCATGGGAGCATATTAAGCTTGAGGCTGAAGAAATCAGTAACGAGATTTATGAGGAGTAATACAAGCATGAACGATAACAAAGAAAGAAAAAATACTATGAACGATACAAAAGAGAAACACGCCACATTCACGCCTGGGCCTTGGCATGTGCGATTAGGTGAAGACTATTACCATGTGCATGGTAAAGTTCAAGTTGCACTTGTCGAAAATTGGATAGCTGAAGACCCCAGAGGCAACGCGCGCTTGATCGCGGCGGCTCCGGATATGTATGAGATGTTACTGGATTTATCCAAAGTAGTTGAAAACCTTGAATCAATTGGAGCCAGTCTTCCATATTATTTCAAGGATGATATGAGCATGAGCGACAAACTCCGCGAGGTTCTCGCCAAGGTAGACGGGGGTGAGGGATGAGGTACAAAGTAGAGGTAACGATTTACAATAGCTACGAGATTGAGGCAGAAACTCAAGAGGAAGCAGAGCAATTGGCAAGAGAATTGGATTGCTATGAAACGCTAAGAGATTGCGATTTTAATGTTACTAATTCTGAAGCCATAGTAGAGGGGGACGAAGGATGAGGATCATTGAGGAGAAAGAGAAACCTATGACTGATGAGATGAAACAAAGGGTTATTCGCGTGATCAACGAATTGCGGGAGTATTCCATGATTGATCAGCAAATTGAGGATTGGAAGAAAGACGATGATATGGATGGCCCTCTAAGTTGGGCATTAGGAGTTCGTATTGAGGTCAAAGAATTACTTGCGGATTTGGAAGGAGAAAGCAATGACTAAGCCAAACGAGTCCGACACCATAGCGCGCTTGTGCGTGGGCCTCATCATCTTTTTTGTGATGCGGTTCGCGCCCAAAGCGGTTCAAGCTTGGCAAAAGCGCCAAGGTATGAAAGGAGAAATGCGATGAAACTTTTAGATCGAGTTTTAAATGAAACCACAGAACAAGGTGACGCATTGGATATCTTTATTAAGAAAGCAAAGCACGACCCTAATATGGAGGAGTGGAATGAAAAAGGCGTTAATCAATGGCAAATTGTTTTTCGTTGGAAAGATGTACCAAATCCTAACTTTGGATATAGTTATTTCATTGATACCATTATGGACGAATATTGGCATAAGTACTCCGGCCTCATACTAGATGGAAATTCTAATGATTATAAATCCATGAGTGATGAGTCAATGGAGCGAGTAAGATCATTCATTCAAGAGTTTGTAGATGCAAATGACATTTTACTTGAGAAGGAAGAGAAATAACTCCTCAACCCCGTACCCCCTTAAAAAAGCGTTTTGTTTCTCAACATGAGTCTTTACCCTCGTAAGAGATCAAAACGCTTTTTAAGGTACAATGCTGTAGCTTAAACGGCATTTCTGAAGTCTTGTGTAACCCAAAGTAGTCTTTAATACGAAAACTCTTTCTTCTCATCGTGAAGACGCGCTTCCGTGTGATGCGTGAATCTCCCCACTCGTTTATCAAATTCGAGCTTAGTCATTCCCTGCTC